CGCCGAATCCGCAGAGCCATTTCCGGCCGGCGGATCTCCTGGCGCACCGACGCCGGCGCCGATCGGCGGCGACGAGTCTGGCAACGTCATTTCGGCGCCCGAGCTTCTCCGGTTGAATCAAGGCGATCTTCTCAAGCGCAAGACNGCCGAAGAGCTCATCACACGACGCCTCGCAAACCAAGAGCGCAAGCGGCGCCTGATCCAGCGAGCCGAAGTCGAGGAATGGTTTTGGAGCCGCATGCAAAGCGTTTTGTCATACAAGCGCGAAATCGCATTAGAGCTTCCGCCGCGGCTCGTCGGGTTAGAGCGCCCGGAAATCGAGTCAAGAATTTCCGCGTCGCTGGACGAGCTATTCCGTAGGATCAATCTTTTCCTTCAATCGATTCAGCCGGCCGCGGCTCCGGTTGACTCAGGGCCGGCGCCGGATGAGAAAGCCAAGCCAAGAGGAAATTGAAGAGATCGATTTTTTTTGCCGCTCGCTTTGCCGTGCCGGATTCGAGCCGCGCGAAAAGTTTTCCCCGTCGCAATGGGCCGAGCGCAACTTCCGACACGGCGCGAATTCGGAGAAATTCGATCTTGAGAGGTTTCCGTTTTTGCGCGAGCCGCTCGATTGCATATCGGATTACCGGATCGAAGAGCAACTCGCCCTATTGCCTCCGCAAGTAGGAAAAAGCCTCACGGCCGAGGCGGCGATTTGTTACTATATCGTCGAGGATCCCGGCGATTTGGTCGCCTATACTCACACGATCCCCCTGGCGAAAATGTGGAGCGAGCAGCGCGTCATGCCCTCGATCAAAAAGTGCGAGCCATGCCGCAAATTTCTTCCCCAGGATCCGCGGCTCATGCGCACGCTCGAAATTTTGATGCCGCACATGGTTATCGAGGTCGCGCCCGCCAATCTCACGCAAACGCAATCTCGATCGAGGCGCCTCGTCATTTGCGATGAGCGTTGGCTTTGGGAGAGCGGCCGCTACGACAACGCCAAGCGCCGAGCGGATTCCCCGAATTTCGAGGGCCGCCGGAAGATCATAAGCTTCTCAAACTCGGGCGATTATGAATCCGACGTTGAAGTTCAATGGCGAGGATCCGATCAGCGCGTGCTTTTCTCGAATTGCCCGGCGTGCGGCCGGGAAGCGGCTTATAAATTTTCGGAAAAAAAGTGCCGGCGCGTGCCGGCCGCTATCCCCGGCTTTGCAATTCGCTTCGATGAGAACGTGACGACTCGGCCGAGCGGCGTCTGGAACATCAATGAGGTCGTCAAGACCGTGCGCCTCGTCTGTCCGCATTGCGCGGCCGACTTCGAAGATCTCGCCAAGCACCGGGTCAAGCTTCGCCGCGGGATGCATTATATCGCGATGAATCCGACCGCTTCAAGCAAGTCGAGGGCCTGGGCTGTCTCCGGCGTCGCGGTCTATCCCTGGCCGGATCTCGTGAAACAATTTTTGAACGCAAACCAGCAACTCGACCTCGGCGACAATAGCGCGATGCGGGAATTCATCCTCAAGGGATTGAATGAGCCTTGGAGCGAAGACGTGATCTTCGACCTCACGACCAACGTAACCGGCGATTATGAGACGACCGGCGAGGCGTGGAAAGAGAGCACGATGGCCGCGATGACCGTCGATTATCAGGAGCTCGCGCCTTATTTTTGGTATGTCGTGCGCGACTGGACCGACAACGGCCGCTCTCGCTTGCGCAAATGCGCTTTCGCTCACACCTGGGAGCAAATTCGGGAGATCCAGCAAACCGAGAAATTGCCCGATCGCTTCGTGCACGTCGATTGCTCTTATCGTCCGGATGAAGTTTACGAGCATTGCGCCCGCTATGGCTGGCTTGCTCTACGCGGCCGCCCGGAAGAGTATTTCATTCACTCGCGCAAGCTTGATCGCCCCGTGCGCCGATATTTTTCCGAGATGCGGATCGTGGATCCAGCGATCGGCACCGACCGACAAGCCGACAGGATGCGGCGGCGGGCCATCGAATTCATGTGGGCCGATTCCCCAGTGAAAGACATCCTCGCCCGGCTCTTCGCGGGCAAAGGGGTTTATTTCGGAGTAGCGAAAGACGCGCCTCAATTCTACATGAATCACATGGCGAGCGAGCGCAAGGCCGTCGTCGAGACGAGGGGAAACAAAGAGATTCGGAGATGGGTCCGGCTCGGCAAGCGGCCGAATCACCTTTGGGATTGCGAAGCGATGCAAATCGTCTTCGCCCTCATCAAAGGCCCGTTGAGGCTGGCCGGCGGCGAGGATCCGGCTCCGCAAGACGCTTCTTGACATCAACGACGGGGATATGCCGCTCGAAGTCATCTCTGGACAATTTTTCGGCCTTCCCTACGCGACGCTCACCGGGCTTATGGGCGCATACACGCAAGCCCTGACAGATCTTGCGGTCGCGGGCCAGTCTCACGCCGTTTCCGGCCGGAGCTTCACCCTGGCGAACATCGCCGAAGTCCGCCGGACGATCGCCGAGCTCCAAGCCGCGATCAATCGATCGAACGGCACTCGGATCCGGCGCACATTCGGATATGGCGGAGGCTATACAAGGTGACACTCGTCAACGCAAATGCTCACAGAAGATCTTAGGAAAGACGGGTACAAGCCTTATGCGCCGACGCGGATCGAGCGGGGTTTCGATCGCGTTTTGAGCATTTTCGCTCCGCAGCGCGCGTTTTTGAATTCTTTCTATCGCGAAAGGCGGCATGCCTTCGGATATGAAGGCGCGAGGATAACCCGGTTGCGTGAAAACGCGACGCGGGCCGGCACGATCACGAGCAACACACCGCTTAATTCGTCTGACCGCCTTCAATTGGTTTGGGAGGCGCGCGATCTTGCGATGAACGATCCTTTCGTGCACGGCCTGCTCGATCGCTTCGCCGATTACGTGATTGGCCCGAAGTTCAAGATCGAGGTCATCACCGGGGATCCTGGCGACGATCACATGCTCGAAGATTGGCTCTATGAGTGCATGGATAATTGCGATCTCACCGAGCGGAGCAAATACACGGATTATAGCCGGCTAACGCTCATGTCGATCTTGCGCGACGGGGATTTCGGCAATGCTTTCCATGAAGTGCCGAGCGCCGCGATGAGCGCGGTCTATGGCAAGCCGCAATCGTATATTCGCCTACAAGCCTGCGAATCGGATGTGATCGGAGGTTATCACTATTGGATCGAGCACAATGTCGTCAGCGGCGTCGAATTCGATCCTCAGACGGGGAAGGTCTTGGGGTATCGGATTTATCCTCGAAACAATTATGGATATTATCTTTCGGATTACACGCTCATCCCCGCGGGCCAATTCCAGTTTCTAGCCTACCGGCAGCGCACCGATCAATATCGCGGAGTGTCGGCCCTGGCGGCCGCGATCCCGACCGCGCGCGACATCAAAGAAATCGTCGCCAATGAAAAGGCCGGCGTGAAATGGGCGAATTCCTGGGCGGGTTTTGTGAAGACCGCGACCGGCGACGCAGAGGCGGCGGATCCGCAAAACATCTATCAGGCCCAAATCCCCTATGGCTCGCAACCGATCGTCGGCGCCGATGGCAACCCAGGCCAGAGCGTGCGTTATTATGAGGATTTTCGGGCCGGACAAATCGGATATTTGTCGCCCGGTGAATCGATCGAGGCGGCTAAGACCGATCGGCCGTCGTCGAGCTTCGACGGCTTCCTCGCCCTGCTCTATCGCCAAATTTGCGTCTCGCTTGGCCTGCCATTCGGCTTCGCCTTCGATACCTCGACGTTGGGCGGCGTGCCGGCGCGGCTCGAATCAGCCCAGGCCAAGCGCACGTTTGAAAAATGGCAATCGTATCTCGATGACAATATGCATCAGCCCAATTTCCGGCGATGGATCGCGCACGGAATTGTCATCGGCCGAGTTCGCTTGAAGAACCTCAACCAATTGCCGCGCGTTCTTGTCTCGGCGCCGGCGCATCCGACGGTCGATGTCGGCCGGGAATCGCGGGCAAATGTCACCGAATACGAGGCCGGCTTGAAGAGTTTCTCGGAGATCGTGACCGAGCAGGGCAAAAACCCGCGCGAAGAGATCGAGCGGATGGCCAACGACGCGCAACTGAAGATCGACACCGCCAAGCGCCGCGGAATCCCGGTCGAATTGCTGATGCCGAAGCTCGTCGCACCGAGCGGCGGCCGCGGCCAGGGCGCCGGTGCCGGCGGAGGATCCTCGGACGCCGG